CCATTCCATCGAAAAGAACGTTCCACACCGAGTAACGTGTATCCAGTTACTCAATCTGTTGTGTAATGCCCCCACTGCCTTTAGGAAAGGAGTAGGCATTCGATCGAAAGTGAGGTTTAATTCCAAGAAACTATCAGCAGAAGAGCTGATTCTTGTTCTCAGAGAAACCCTTTCGTTCGAAAAGCTTAGCATTGTTGTAAATAAATATATAAAGAATAAAAATAAAACCCCAAAAGGGAAGACTGCGAAGAAAAGTAGCAGTAAACCTAAACAGGATGACCACGAGGTATTAGAAGTTATATTTCCAACTAATACACGTTTCTCAAACTTACATATCTTCAAAGCGATGCGGAGTATGCTTGAGGTACTATTAGATCATGATGAGCTATTTCAAGAGAAGGTTAGTATTCACGCCTTCTTTTCTTTTTATAGAAATAGTTATTCAATGACCGAAGTAGACTTCTTCAAACATATGAAGTATCTAACCGCTTTCCCTCTCGCGCTCTACTTGAAAAACGAAGTAGAGGTCTCTTCCTTAGAAAATCCTTGGATTTTCTCAGGAAAGATGAAACGGTATTTAAGTAGAAGAGTCGTAGGAAAAAGTACGAGAACGTTAAAATTGTGGTGGTCTTGGTTACAAGGAGTAAAGAGAGGATGTGAGTACGCAAGTGAACAGTTGGTTGAAGAAGCTTATTTCAAGCACGCTAAATCAATGCAAAATAAACCTGTTACTCATGATGGTGATTATCTACTTAATTTTACACGTAAAGTTGATCAGATATCTAAAGGCTTTCAACATAATCCAGAAATCATGCAGCACTCTACTAGTGCCTGTTATGAACGTGGCTACTCAAAAGGAGGAGCTATGACCCATTTAGTTAAAGACTACAATGGACATGAAGGATTAGAATGGAAAGAGGTAGGAAAGAAGAGGTATAAAATAAACTCTCCTGTCTACTTATTAGGTAGTACCCGACAACTTTTGATGATGTTCGAGAAGAATCACAAGGTAGAAAGTATTTATGGATATGTGAGTTATAAGAGTTTCGACGAGCTCTTCTTTGATATACAACTTAAAGAAGAATTTGATCGACCCCTTGATTGTATGACTTATGCAGTCAAGGAACCTTTGAAGATTCGCATGATAACCAAAGGGGAGGCGAAGCGTTACGCTTTGTCTAAGTGTCTTCAGAAATCTCTGTGGAGACACATACAAAAGTTTAGACCGTTTTGCTTGACGGGAGAAACACTCGACGGATCACATATCTATGAATTATTGGAAAAGACATCCTCAATGAATAAAAAATATATAAAAGGAGAGAAAAAGAATTTAGATTTGTTTGTTAGTGGAGATTACTCTGCTGCAACTGATAATATTGACGCTCGACTTTCTGCTATTGTTATGGAATCATTCACATCCCAGGCAGTTCGTTTCCTTTGGGAACGAGACTTCCGTGTCTATGAACAAATGGAGTCAAGGAGACTCGACATTTTCAATAGTATTAATGAAAAGAAGAAGCAAATATTAAAGGTATTAATTCAATTTGAAACCGAACAATTTTTGGGACAGGAAACTGTTCTAGACCAGTTGTTGATTTCTAGTCTTGAATTCGAGATTGAAGAACTCGAAATTGAATTAGAGAGTATTAAAGAGAAATTTAGTAGTAGAAATAGTGAAAAGAACAAATTAGAAGAAATATATTTATCTGTCCTTAAACCTCATATCGTGCATTATCCAAGCATAATGGGAGTCCCGATCCATCCTCCTGTTGTCCAAACAAATGGCCAACTAATGGGATCGCCGCTTTCATTTCCAATTTTATGTATCATAAATCTTATTAGTTACTGGATGTCACTCGAATCGTATTTAGAAAAGGATATTCCTCTAGAGGAACTTCCTGTTTTAATCAACGGAGATGATATTTTATTCCAGAGTAATGAGGAACATTATGATATATGGAAGAATGAAGTGAAGGAGGTGGGATTCAAATTAAGTGTGGGTAAAAACTATATCCATGACAGTGTTTTAACTATCAACTCCAAGTTATTCACTGTAGAAAAGACCGAACTGACCGCTGTCGTTAAAGAAGTAAAATTCTTCAACGTAGGCTTGCTTATGGGAATATCTAAGGTCGTGTCCGATAGTAAGGAACTATTGGTAAAGCGACTTTCTGATAACTACCAGCAAGTGATGGAAGGAGCATCTCAAAAGCTAAGAGCTCACACCCGTTTTCTATATTACAATGGAAAACGGCTACCGCAGCAAGGTGTCAATTGGTTCCTACCTATAAATTTAGGTGGTTTAGGATTTAAAGTTTATGATGAGGTTAAAGAATATATTAAAGTAACTGATTATCAGAGATGCATCGCATCATATTGCTTAAAAACTCAATCTTCTCCTTCCAAGTATTTGGTTGAAGGAGTGGAACGTCATTCTCGTCAGAAGAAACTCACGAGAAAGGTCACATGTCCTCTCTATGGTCCTTATTTAGAGGGTCAAGAGGAAGAGCCTGACTATTCGATTAATATAATCAATAGTGAGCTTGCTCCAGAGGAATACTCCTACTTTAAAGGTAAGACAGAAGTTACTGTCTCTCCTTTAAAGTTGATGTTTAAGACATTGAAAAAGGTTGAGTTATCGAAATATAAACCCTATGAAGGCAATATGTTTAATGAATCAGTTTATTTGCTCCAGAAAGAGATAAAGGAAGAATATAGGTGGTTAGGAAGAGAAGAGTTGAGAGAGCTAGGCAAATATACAGAGTATATAGAGGTCTGGTATGTTGATTCTGAATCTTCTGAGACTAAAAATGAAAATTACAATGCTTTTTGTGCTACTTTGTAGTGCAACACAACACATAACAGATAGGACGACAGGAACATACAGAATGTCGTTGCATCACCTTGATGCATAGGAAAGGTCAGCTCACGTTGGGCCATGGGTATATTGAATTCGTAGTTTTGCTTACGCGGCTATGAGCTTCAATATATAACCACAGTCTGAACAGATTGAACACATTACAGTCTTTTATTATTATCCCGTGGATCGTTATCCTGTGGATTTACCAGATATCTCTGGCTCAATAATAATAAAGATGTATAATGTAGACAAGTCTGAAACAGTGAGGAACCCTTTC